GCGACGCTGGCCCAGTACGAGAAGTTCGTCTTCCTCCCGACCGCCCTCGAGCCCTTTGGGCGGGCGGTGGTCGAGGCCTGGGCCGCGGGCCTGGACCTGGTGGTGAACCGCAACGTGGGGGCGCTGTACTGGATCGAGTACGACCAACCGGCGCTGGAGACGGCCGCCGCGGACTTCTGGAGGCTGGTGACCAAGTGATCGCGAGGACCGTCCCCGATGTGAGGAAGATGAAGCTCCGCTATAGCGAGCGAGAGCTGCTGGCCGAGGCCCTGAGAGACAGGCCGATGAGCCCGGACAACGCGATCGCGATCCTGACCCGACTCGGGCGGGAGCGGGCCGCCCGATGATTGACCTGATCGTCCCCACCATCGACGGGCGCGAGGACTCCCTCAAGCGGTGCCTCAGGTCCTTCCGCGCCAACACCGACGACCTGAACGTGATCGTGGTGGCCGAGTCGAAGACCTGCGGCTGGGGCTGGCAGCAGGGGCTCGCCGCCTCCACGGCCCCCTACGTGGCCCTGGTCGCGGACGACCTGGAGTGCATCTCGCCCGCGTGGGCCGAGCGCTGCATGGAGGCGGCCGACGAGGACCTGCTCCCCTGCCCGCGCGTGTACACCCCCCGGGGCGCGATCGAGTCCCAGGGCGGCGACATGAACGCGGTCGGCCACCTGCTCAACCGCCACCGGAAGGACGGGGCGCCCTGCGACTTCACCACGGTCCCGTTCATGTCGCGGTCGCAGGCCGAGCGGATCGAGATGATCGACACCCAGTACTGCTGCGACGTCTGGGTGAGCTACCGCGGGCGCCAGCTCGGCTGCGAGACGGTGCTGCGCCACGGCTACGACCTGGTCCACCACCAGGAGCAGGTCGGGCGCGGGGCGGGGATGGCCCAGAACGACCGCGATCGGATCGACGCCGAGGCGATGTTCCTGGCGCTGGAGTCGGGGGTGGAGGTGGCCAGTGGCTGAGTCCTACGAGATGGGGGCCTTCGGCAGCCACGTGCCGGTGCTGGAGTCGCTCAGGCCCCGGCCGAAGCGGGTGCTGGAGTTCGGCGTGGGCGACCACTCGACGAGCGCGTTCCTAAGCATGAAGTCCGTCACCCGCCTGGTCTCCGTCGAGACCGACATCGGATGGCGCGAGCGCGTCTCCAACGAGCACAGGAAGCACCTCAAGAGCGGGCGCTGGAGGCTCCTCGACGAGACCGACGAGGTGCCGCCGCTGACCGACTTCGACCTGGTCTTCATCGACGACGGGCTGCTGCCCGCCCAGCGCCACGAGACCATCGCCCGGGTGCTCGGCCAGAAGCACCCCCGGGTGGTGATCCACGACGCCGACTACGCCCCGTATGTCGAGTCGATCGAGGCCTTCTCCTCCGACTTCAGGATCGAGGACGCCTACTCCCCCTACACCGCCGTCGTGGACGCGAACTGATGATCACCGGCTCCGGCTACAGCACCAACCCCTACGAGGTGGTCTGGTTCTGCCACCTGTGCGGCGTGAGCTTCGTCCAGACCCCGGGCAGCGGCGCCCACCACTGCGGCGGGACCGGCAAATGACCTATCAGGACCGCCACCGCATCATCGGCCCGCTGATCATCTTCCTGTGGATCTGCGTGGCGGCCACCGATGGCGGCATGGGCTGGCTGATCGCGATCCTGCTCGTCTCCGGGTTCAGCCTGCTCGACCACCTGCGCCACCCCCCGCTGAGGGGGGTCCCGTGAGGATCCTGGTCACGGGTGCCGAGGGCTTTGTCGGCCAGCACCTCTGCGCCGAGCTTCAGACGGCGGGTCACGACGTGCGCCCCTCAGACATCGGAGACCACGACCTCTCGGTGCCCGACGAGGCGAGGGACCTGGTGATCCAGACCCGCCCCGACTACGTCGTCCACCTGGCGGCCCGCTACGGGCGCCTGCTCTGCCGCGACGAGCCCCACCTGGCGGTCAGCGACAACACGGCCTCGACCACCGAGCTGGCGGCGGAGTGCGCGCGGTGGGGGACCCCGGTCCTCTACGCCTCCTCCTCAGAGGTCTACGGCGACCACGGCACCGCCACGATCCGCGAGGACTCCGAGCTCAGGATGCCGACCACGATCTACGGGCTGTCGAAGCGCTGGGGCGAGGAGGCCCTGCGGCTGTACGTGGAGCACGAGAACCTGACCATCGTCCGGATGAACATGCTCTACGGCCCCGGCCAGCTCGGCGGGTACGGGCGCTGCTCGCTGGCCACGTTCATCGACAGCGCGGTCCGCGGCGAGCCGTTCACCGTCCACCGCAACACCTCCCGCTCGTGGCTCTACATCGCCGACGCGGTGCGGGCGCTGCGGCTGCTGATCGAGGGGGAGTTCTACGGGACCTTCAACCTCGGGAACCCGGCGCGGGCGTGGCCGATGGAGACGATCGCCGACGAGGTCAAGAACCAGGTGAGGCTGTTCCGGGAGTGCCCCGACCCGATCGTCGAGGACCCGCCCGAGGGCCAGATCCCGCACAAGAACTACGACGTGACCCACCTGCTCGGGATGGTCGACTGGGTCCCCGAGGTCGGGCTCGCGGAGGGGATCACCGCGACGGTCGCGTGGGCCCGCGCGAAGGCGCAGGTGACGGCATGAGCCCGCTCGCCCTCAAGCCTGATCTCGCCTATCACGTTCGGAGAGCGATCTACCAGAAGATGGCGGGCGACACGGGTACCGCTGCGTGGCGGGGGTTGGCGTACCACGAGGGGGAGAGCGATGGGCTGCTTGGCAGTTCGGTGGCCACTGATCTAACGCACAGCATCTACTACGCCTACGCCCCCGACGGCGCGGAGTATCCCTACGTGATCTTCCACAAGCAGAGCGGCACGCCCGTCTACACGTTCAAGACCGGACCGGCGGTCGGCGACGGCCACGCGATTGCCGACAACGAGCTGTGGCTGATCAAGGGCGTCGCCCACGACACGGAGGCCCACCCGAGCGCGATGGACGCCGCCGACAAGATCGCCTCACGGATCGACGCGCTGTTCACCGACGGAGCACTCGCGCTGCCAACGATCACCGCGACGACCGAGGCCGTCACCCAGCTCTACCTGCGTCGCGAGACCGACATCGCGTTCTCCGAGGAGGAGGACGGCGAGACCTACTTCCACCACGGCGCCCTGTACCGGCTCATGTATAGCGCCACCTAGCCCTTCACCAAGCGCCACCAAAGTGCCCCGCAAGGGGTCAGCCAAATCAACCTCCGTCACCCGACAGGGGCGGAGCACGAGAGGAGCCACAGGTGGCTGTCAATCCCCGCGTCTTCAAGGACGCATTCGTCTCGGTCAACGGGACCAACATCAGCGCGTACTGCAGCGCCGCGACCGTGGAGTCCACGTTCGAGGAGCTCGACTCCACCACGTTCGGCGGCAACTACCGCCAGTTCACCCAGGGTCTCGGCGACGCCACGATCACGCTGACCACGTTCCCGGACACCACGGGCACGGTCAACTCGATCTTCTGGCCGCTGTCGCAGTCCGGGGGCACGTTCGCCCTGATCGTCCGCGAGTCCTCGGCGGCCGCGAGCACGTCGAACTACAACTACTCGATGAGCGCCTCGCTGTTCGGGTTCAACCCGATCGGCGGCGCGGTCGGTGACCTGATGAGCACGGACATCCCGTGCCGCAACGCCGGCACCGCGGGCCTGACCCGAGGCACCACGTAGCAGAGGGGTGCCGCCCAGCGCGGTCTGCCCCGCCACCAACAAACGCGGTCAGCCGAGAGGCGCCGCAGGGAAGGAGGGCGCATGGCGCGCTCTACCAAGGATGCTGTCCTGAAGGGGCCCGGCGACCTGGCCACGGCCGAGGTCGTCACGGACGTCCCGAACCCGGGCGACACGTTCCTGGTCCGCGGGCTGCCCGCCGCGTACTCGAACCAGGCGTCGAGCGAGGCGCTGAAGATGACCACGGTCGGCCTGGACCAGATCGCCACCGTGGACACGGCGCGGCTCGAGGTCCTGCAGTTCGCCCACGGGGTGGTCGAGCCCACGTTCACCGTCGACGAGGCCCAGCAGGTCTCCGAGAAGTACGGGCCGATGTTCCGCAAGGTGATCACCAAGATCGACGAGCTGTCGGGGGTCAACAAGGAGGCAATCACCGAAGCGACGGCCAAGTTTCCGCGCAGCGGAGCGAGCGAGAATGGGGCAGACCTGGGTGATGGAACTCCCGCCGGGGGTGATGGACCCGATGTTCACCTACGAGCTGGCGGAGAGCCTCCACATGACGGTCCAGGAGATGCTGACCGGTGAGCCCGGCATGTCCGCCCACGAGTTCTGCGTGGGGTGGCCGACCTACCACCTGTTCAAGAACCGCGCCCGGAAGCGGGCCGAGGACAAAGAGAGGCAGAGGATGCAGCGCAGGCGCCGTTGAGGGCACCTGCGCTGCTCTCGTTCCATGACCCTCCACTCCCGATTCAACGTGATCGCCGCCCACCTCGACGAGGCCGTCGACCTGGCCATGCGCCAGCTCGCCGAGGAGGTGGTCACGGGCGCCAAGTCCCGGGTGCCGGTGGACACCGGGAAGCTCCGGGACGCAATCCACATTGACCACCGCGACGACGGGGAGTACGCGATCGTGGCCGGGGACACGGACGCCTGGTACGGGCACATCGTCGAGCACGGCGGGACCAAGACCCCGCCGCACCCGTTCCTGATCCCCGCCGCCGAGGCGGCGCGCCAGCACATCGACGACCGGGTGCGCTACGCGCTGAGGAACATCTGATGGCCACCCCCGCCGCAATCCTCGAGACCATCGTCAAGGCGAACACGGCGCCCGCGACCAGGGAGCTGCGCCAGTACGACAGCTACCTGAGGCGGGTCGACAAGTCGTCGGTCTCCACCACGGCCCGGACCAGGACGCTGGGCAAGGCCACCGGGGCGGTCGGGTCCAGGATGGCGTCGGCTGCCCGCTACGCCGCCGGGGCCGCGCTGGCCTACGTCTCCATCGCCCAGGCCAAGACCGCGGTCACCACCACCCAGGACCTGGCCAAGACCACGGCGGGGCTGAACCGCAACCTTGGGTTCACGGTCAAGGAGGGGAGCCGCTGGGCGTCGGTGGCCAAGTCCCGCGACATCGACGCCAAGGCCCTGACCATGAGCTTCACCACCCTCTCGCGCCGGGTGGTCGAGGCGGGCCACGCCATCCGGGAGGGCGGGGGCGCGGCCGAGTCGGCCATGGTCCCCTTCACCCGCCTCGGCCTGAGCCAGAGGGACGTGCTGAGCGGGTCCAAGGACCTCGACTCCTTCCTGCCCAAGCTGGCCGACTCCTTCGGCAAGGCCGAGGGCGGGGCGAAGCGCCAGGCGTCCGCCCAGCAGCTGCTCGGGCGCGGGTACGCCACGATCCTGCCGCTGTTCGCGGACGGGGCGGAGGGCCTGAAGGAGCAGCAGAAGTGGGCGGACAAGTACGGGACCACGCTGAACGAGAAAACCCTGAAGGCGCAGATGGACCTGGTGTCGGCGCAGCGCGAGACCAAGGTGGCCTGGCTCGGCATCCAGGTGACGTTCGCCAAGTTCGTCACCCCGGCGCTGGAGAAGGCGAACGACGAGTTCCAGAAGATCGCGGCGATCATGGCCGACGACAAGCTGACCAGCGACGAGAAGTGGAAGCAGGTCGGCGAGATCATCATGAAGTGGGCGACCAAGGCCAAGGACGCCTTCATCGAGATCCTGCCCAAGCTGGTGGAGGCGGCGGGGAAGGCGGCGCCCGAGATTGCCGGGGCGTTCGTCAAGGGCTTCCTGAACGCGCCGATCCTCGGCCAGCTGCTGCTCGGGGGCTGGCTGCTGTCCAAGATGGGCGGCCTGGGGGCCGTCGGCAAGATGGGCACCACGGTCGGGACCCGCTTCGCCACGGCGTTCAAGGGCGCGGCCGTCCTGGTCATCGGGTCGGGGCTGATCGCCGGGATCAGCGGGGCCCTGGGCAAGCGCAACATCCCCGGCATGGGCGGGCTCGAGGAGTCCCTCAACGACGCGGGGGTCAAGATCGGGCAGCAGTTCGGGCTCTCGCTCGGGCGCTCGACCGCCGAGCGGTTCAGCGACATCTTCCAGGACAACATCCGGACGGTCCTGCGCGGCGGCGGGGCGCTCAGCGGGCTGTCGATCACCGACGCCGCCGGGGTCACCGGGCCGATCATCAGCCGCGAGCACGCGGCGGAGCTGGCCCGCCAGTTCATGGACACGACCAGCGTCTCGCTGAGGGTCGCGGGGGTGAGCGCGGAGACCCGGTTCAACGAGGTCTGGGACGGGCTGGCCCCGGACGAGAAGCGCCTGGCCCGGCAGATCAACTCGGCGGTCAACGCGGCCAACAAGCTCGCGGTCAAGACGGGGATCGACGTCCCGGCCCGCGTCCTGGAGGTCGACCCGCAGGCGTCCGCCAAGGGCCTGAGGACGCTGTCGTCGAACCTCAACCTGCTGCGGTCGGGGTCGCTGACCAACATGAAGGACATCCAGAAGGTCTTCCGCGACACCGCCAAGGTGATCCGGACGGTCCTGCCGCGCGGGTCCGACGAGGCCCGGAGGGCGATGGCGGAGAACAACCGCGCCACCGTCGAGGCGATCCGCAAGAGCTGGGACAACGGGGCCAAGCGGACCAAGGAGGGGATCGCGCACGTCCGCCAGCTGATCCGCCAGGCCAACCTGATCGAGGGCATCCACCCCGAGAAGTTCGGCCGGGGCTTCGCCGACATGTTCGCCGAGGCGGGGAGGATCACCAAGGGCGGGATGGACAGCGTCCTCAAGCAGCTCGGGCGGATGCCCGAGGGCGCCCGCAAGGAAGCCTTCCGGGCGATGAACGAGCAGCTGCGCGAGCTGAAGCGGGGCGGCGTCCTCAGCGGCAACGAGATCCGCGACTTTCGGTCCAGGGCGCTGGCCGAGTACGAGGACCTGCGCAGGCGGGGGACCAAGTCCTCCAAGGGCCTGGCCGACGGGGTGGCCAGGAACTTCTCGTCGCTGAACGCGGCGATCAACTCCGGCCTGGAGAACATCGCCCAGAACACCAACAGCGCCCTCAAGGCGTTCGGGGTCAAGCAGATGTCGTTCGCGATCAACGACCGCCCCAACGACTCCTTCGGCGGCCACCAGACCCACCAGGCGGGCGGGATGATCTACTCGGTGCCCGGCTACGGCACCGGCGACAGGGTCCCGGCCATGCTGGAGCCCGGCGAGGTGGTGGTGAACCGCAGGGCGGTCGCGGCCATGGGCGGGGCCGACCGGGTCAACTCGATCAACTCCATGATCCCGCGGTTCGCCAGGGGCGGCAAGGCGGGCAGGGGGTCGTCCTCGATGGACGCGATGGTGGCCCTGACCAACAAGTACGAGCAGGCCCACTTCCCCTACCTCTGGGGCGGCGGCCACCAGGGGTTCGTCAACGCCAGCTCCCCGGTGGACTGCTCCGGCTTCGTCTCGGACGTGCTCCACGCGGGCGGCCTGCTGGACGGCGCCCCGATGGTCTCCGGCGCGCTGGCGAGCTGGGGCCAGCCCGGCACCGGGCCGCTGACGGTCTACGCGCACTCGGGCCACACCCTGCTGTCGCTGGGCGGGAACTTCGCCGGGACCTCCAGCTCCAACCCCGGAGGGGGCGCGGGCTGGATCGAGGGCGGGCTGAGCGCGGGCTACCTGAGCGCGTTCCAGAAGCGGACCGCGGACGTCACCGGGGCCGTCGGCGCCATGTTCGGCGCGGCGGCGGAGAAGATCAAGCGCGAGGTGCTCGAGGGCCCGAAGGGGCCGCTCAGGGACCTGGGCCAGAAGTCGCTCGACAAGGTGCGCGGGGCGGCCAACAAGTACATCGCCAAGAAGATGCCCTCGGGCACCCTCGGCGGCGGCGACGCGCAGGTCTCCGACGCCGTGGCGGTCAGCGGGGGCGTGTCCAAGCCCGACATGCGGGCGCTGCTCAAGGCTCACGGGATGCCGAACTGGACGGGCTGGATCGCCATGGCCGAGTCGGGCCTCGACCCGACCGCGGTCTCCTCCGCCGGGGCCCGCGGGCTGTTCCAGATCATGCCGTTCTGGGGCGGCGGCGACCAGCTGTTCGACCCGAACTACAACGTGGCCAAGGCGCGTGAGATCCTCAGCGAGCAGGGGCTCAGCGCCTGGGAGCCCTCGCGCAACGCGGGCCACATCCCCGAGGGCTGGGGGCCGCACCAGGGCCAGGCGTTCGCCAGGGGCGGGATCGCGCAGGCGAAGCAGGCCAACCGCCCCTCGATCGGCGGTGGCGGCGGGCGCCTGCCGAACTTCTACCGCAACTACCCGAAGTTCGCCGAGTGGGGGCTGAGGCAGGGCGAGTGGGACCAGGACTTCGGGGTGGGGGTCAGCGCGTCCAACTGGTACCACATGCTCGACGACTACGCCGACGCGCGCCGCATCGACCCCCAGAAGCTGCGCCGGATGCACGGGCTGTCGTCCACCCAGGCGTCCCACTTCAAGTGGATCAACGCGTGGGAGAACGGGCAGATGAGCCTCCAGCGCGGCGGGATTGCGCAGAGGTTCGCCGGGGGCGGGATCGTGCGCGACTTCCTCGACAGCTGGAGCGCGGCCGAGGGGGGCAAGGGCGACCAGCGCGAGGCGCTGAGCAGGGCCCGCAAGGAGGTCAAGGGCCTGGACCTCCCGGGGATGGTCGGGGCCGAGCTTGGCGAGAAGCTCCAGAAGCTCCAGGACGAGCAGCTGCGCTACGAGGAGTACGCCAGCAACGCCGCGGGGCTGGCCTACGAGGACGAGAGGGGGAACACGGTCGAGCCCCCCTTCAAGGGCCACTCGGAGCTGGAGTGGCTGGGCGGCACGTTCAAGGAGACGGGCTTCCGCGGGCGGCTCCAGGCGCTGCATGAGTTCCGCAACAGGCTGGCCCAGTCGCTGAAGGGCGCGGACAAGATCCGCGACCTGATCGACAAGCTGATGACCCAGGCGACCAAGCGCCTGCGCGACCTGCGCCGAACCATCCGCGACGCCGAGAAGGACCGCCGCGACCTCGAGGAGGCGATCGCCGACGCGACCGAGAAGAAGGAGAAGTCGGAGAAGGCGATGCAGGCGCGCCTCGATCGGGAGCTCCGCAAGGACCCGAAGGACCAGAACGATGACCTGATCGCGTCGCTGCGCGAGGGCATCCACAAGAAGTCGACCGAGAAGGCGGCGCTCCAGGACGCGCTCAAGAAGCTGAACCAGAAGCAGGCGGCCCGCACCGCGCTCAAGGACGCGCTGGCGCTCGGGTCCGGGGGGCTGCTGCAGACCCTCGGCGACCAGCGGCGCGAGATCAGCGAGGCCACGACCACCCTGACCGACGAGCTGACCAACGTCCAGGGCGCGGGCGGCCCGCTCAGGGGGACGATCAAGGACCTGCCCCCGCTCGGCGAGCTGGGCGGCTACATCTACGACGTGCAGTCGCGGCTGACCGAGATGGGGCGGCCGGACTCCACCACGTCCACCGACACGTCGGAGGGGCTGCAGTTCCAGATCGACGAGCTGGCCCGCCTGCTGCGCGAGGCCAACCAGCGAACCGCCGTGTCGCAGGCGCAGTACGGGGTGTTCGCCGGGACCCCGGTGCTCGGTGCCTTCGCCAAGGGCGGGCCGGTGGGACGCAGCGGGATGTACCTGGTCGGCGAGCGCGGCCCCGAGATCGTTGGGCTGCAGCAGGGCGCCGAGGTCCACTCCGCCCCCGAGAGCGCCGCGATGATGGAGGCGGCGGGGGCCACGGTGATCGTCAACGGGGACATCATCAACACGCCCCCGGGCAAGCAGGCGATCGAGGTCCAGGGCGCCCAGGCGATCGTTCAGAAGGGGTCACGTGGCTACGGTCGGCGCCCGCTCGGGAGCGCAAGGGGCTACTAGATGCCGAACGAGACCATCGTCCTCGACCCGTCCGAGGTCGCCACCTCCACCCGCTCGGAGCTCAACATCAACTCGGGCGCCATCGAGGTGCGCCAGGAGGGCATCGACTGGGGCACCGCCGCGATCGAGGCGGCGATGGCGCAGCAGACCCCGGGCGAGTCGGTGGTCGACTACCGGGTCCCCAACCGCGAGATCACCATCCCCCTGGTCATGCGGACCTCGGGCACCGTGACCTTCAACTCGGCCCGCGACCAGCTCGGGACCAAGGTGGCCCAGATCCAGGCCGCGGGCGGGTGGCTCAAGCGGGTGACCGCGCAGGGCGGGACCTACTTCGCCGACATCGTCTCGGCCTCGGTGCTGATCCCCGGCGGCTGGCTCCAGCGCGCCCGAGACGTGGAGACTGAGGCGGTGCTGACCCTGACCGCCAGGCCCGACTTCTACGGCGCCGAGGAGACGCTCTCGGACCACACCGAGACGAGCGCAGCCGAGATCACGTTCACCGAGACCACGACCAACGGCGGGGACTTCCCGCTCGGCGACCGGGTCCGGGTCGTGATCGACGAGGACGACGCCGACAGCCAGCGCGGGCTGTTCTGGTCCTTCCGCGCCCGCCACTACGCCTCCGCGTCCACCGCCCAGAGCGCCCTGGAGGCCGAGTCGCTGAGCATCCTCGACACCGCCACCCGCGTCGCCAAGACCGGCGCCTCCGGCGGGACGGTGGTCACCCACGGCACCCTGATGACCAACTGGACCCCGGTCCTGGATACCGGGATCTCCTACGGCGGCACGGTCTTCCTCACCCACACCGGCACCAACCGGATCTACGGGCGCGTGTTCTCGACCTCGGGAACGCTGGTCCAGACCCGTCTGATCTGGGACGTCGGCGACATGGTCTACCCGGTCGAGAACGCGGCGCAGCGCCTCTACGACGGAGGCACCTTCCACATCATCGACTACGGAGAGGTCCGGCTCGACCGGGTGCCCACGGGCACGCACCGCTGGGAGGGCATCATCCAGGCCAGGGGTGACGTGGGCGGTGAGGCGTTCTCGATCGACAGGCTCTGGATCGTCAACCAGGACGAGAGCGCCGGGTTCATCAGCCTGCCGCCGGAGGCGCTCTCGGGCGAGCCCTCCACCTTCCTCGGGCGCGACTCCTTCAACCAGTCGGCGGGCAACCTGAACGCCGCCGCCGCGGCGGTGGGCGGGGCGTGGGACACCTCGGAGGCCTCGTTCGACGGGGTCGACTTCACGACCACGGGCGGGACCGCGTTCCTGGCCCAGCGCGCGGAGCCCAGCGACGCGGCCAACGCCGGGCGCCCCGCCCTGCTCGGGTCGGCCGTGACCGGGTGCGGCGTGCAGGTCGACGCGAAGTTCTCGGCCGTCGCCAGCGGCCTGCGCCAGGGGGTCCTGGCCCGCTACACGGACGCGGGCAACTACATGCTTGTCGCGGTGACCTCGGCCACCGCCGCCGACGGCAGTACCGTCGTGGCCTCCAAGCGGGTCTCAAGCACCAACACTGAGCTAGGGAAGACGTCGGGGTCCGTCTACTGGGGGCTTGCAAACATCTGGTACACCCTGCGGCTCACGGTCGACGCCGCGGGCAACTGGGCGGTCACGGCGTGGATTGCCGGGAACCCCGCCGGGGTCGTCCTCTCGGGGCAGGACGGGGCGCTGGCGGCGGGCGGGGCGCTCGCATCGGGCAGGGTCGGCTTCTACGACGAGTACACCATAAGCTCGCCCACCATCACCCGCAACTACGACAACTTCGTCACCTGGGCCCCGGCCGCCAACGCGGTCATGTACGCCAGCCAGTCGATGGAGCTGGCCACCACCGGGATCACCCGCGAGGACTCCGCCGGGGCGGTCTGGGTGGCGGTGCCCGGACCCTACGGTGACCTGCCGCGGATGCCGAACCGCTCCAGCGCCGGGACGGTCGAGTTCATGGCCAAGGCGTCACGCGGCGACATGCGGACGCTCTCCGACCCGGGTATCGACGACATCTCGGCTCGGATCTACCGCAGGCCCTCCTACCTGACCCCAGACTGATGGCGATTGCGGTCCGCGAGCTGCCCCCGACTCGCCTCTCGATCAACATCTCACCCAACGCAGGCGATGTGGTGCGCTGGGCAGCGGACGAGCGCAGGGCGGAGAACATCCCCAGCGGACTCTCGTTCACCTCCTCGGCCCCGGGCGGGTTCGAGTCCTGCTCGCTGACCCTTCCACGTCGGCCCCGACTCTCCTATCCGGACCTGGAGCGGCTGTCGACCGTGACCGTCTCCGGCGCCGGTGGCGAGATTGCCTGGGAGGGGCGGGTCGAGAACGTGCCGCAGACCTCCGGCGACACCTCCGGGGTCAGCCCGGAGATCGTCGGTTGGCAGGCGCACCTCTCCGACGACAAGTCGGTGACGGCGCTGTACGTCGACCGCGACCTTGGCAACTGGATCCAGAAGTCGTCGGCGGGGCGGAGCGCGCTCTACGGCGCCTACTTCGACGTGTACCAGGACCACACGGTGGACCCCGACATGTCCACCGGGCTGCCCGCGATCCACCTCCACGCTGACGGCCAGTGGGACACCGGGGTGGCCTCCGAGGCGTGGTACGACTGCGGTCTGGGCAACACCTGGGAGTCGATCTACGTCGACTACTCCGGGTTCGGTCTTGGCGGCGCGAACTTCCAGGGGATGATCACCTCGTACACCAGCGACGCCGGCTCGGGGGCGCTGTCGAGTTCGGACTTCGTCACGGTGGCCTCGCCGACCGGGACGCTTACCTACACCCCGAGCGCAACTCAGCGCTTCTGCGCGCTCCAGCTGCTCCTCGCCGGGGTTGCGTCGGGTGCCGACATCGACCGCTTCCTGAACTTCCGGCGGGTGGCGATCTGGGGCAACACCGGGATCACCAAGCGCGGCACCGCCCCCGACGACGGCGTCTACGCCTCGGACGTGATCGCCCACGTTCTCGCCAACTTCGCCCCGCGCCTCAGCTTCACCAGGGGCACCTACGGGACGATCCAGACCTCGGGGTTCACCATCCCCCACCTGGTCTTCCCCGACCCGACCACGGCCGCCGAGATCGTCTCCGCCGCCAACCGCTACCACCTCAACGACTGGTTCGTCTGGGAGGGCCCGCGCCCCGGCGTCCCGACCCTCTACTACCACGCCCGCGGGGCGCGGGGGCGGAACTGGAGGGCGCGGGTCGGACCGTCCCAGCTGGCCGAGACCGGGCAGGCGATCGAGAACCTCTGGAACGGCGTGATCGTCAGGTACCAGGACGTGGACGGCACGACGATGTCGGTCGGTCCCACCGGCTCGACGCGCACCAGCGCGACCAGCGCCCTCCTGCTCGACAGCGATCCCGACAACGCCGCCAACCGGGCGGGGATCAGGCGCTGGGAGGTTCTCGACATGGGGAGCGTCTCGACGCTGGCCGGGGCCACCGAGGTTGGGCGGCGGTTCCTGATCGAGGCGCGGCAGTTCAACACCTCCGGTCAGGCCCAGATTGTCGGCCACTGCGAGGACGACCGGGGCATCGTCCACCCGGCCTGGAAGATCCGACCGGGCGACACGGTCGTCTTCACCGATGCCGCCTCGACAGCTCCCCGCCGGGTCATCAAGACCTCGTACTCGGACGAGAGCAAGACCAACTCGATCGACCTTGACGCGCCACCCGATGCCCTGGCCGCGCTGCTCGAACGCCTCCAGGTGGTGCTCGTGCCGCTCGGCCTGTGATGAACGGAGACCGAGATGGCAGGGAACGGGGGGCGAGACCAGTTCTTCGTCCGGATGGTGCTGATCCTGGCGTTCGTGATGCTGTGCTTCGGGGTCGCCTCGATGCTGCTGGCGATCTACACGGACGCCTCCGACCCGGTGATCATCCGGCTGATCGGCGCCTTCGGCTCCATGTTCACCGGGATCGTCGGGCTGATCGTCGGCTACGTCAGCGGGCGGGGAAGAAACGGTGGGTAGATGGTCGTCCAGAAGCCACAAAGCGTGATGGCGGGCCAGGTCGCGCTGTGGGCAATCGCGGTCACGGTCATCCTGGCGGGTTTCGGCGGGATCTATTCGCTGGCGCAGTCGGTGGGCGAGGTGAACCACAAGCTGGATCGCAACTGCGGCTACATCCGCGACATTTCGATCGGCCTGCAGCTACACGAAGCGGTGACGGATGGGGACACGCGGCGGCCGGTGTTCCCGGATGTCAGGTGCTGAGGATGCCCGATAGAACCGTCCCTGCGACGATCGATGGGATGGCGTTCAGGCGGGTGCTCGGGGCGACCGACCGGATCGGCTGGGGTCCGGCCTTCTATCCCTACGCCGTCTACATCGAACAGGGAACCACCGCGCACCCGCGGCGCTTCGCCCACGCCGTCGACGAGATCCTGGCCGACGACCGCAGCTGGATCCGCAGCGGCAAGGTGTCGTTCCAGCGGGTCGCGACCCAGATCGGCACCTACGTGATCCTGGCCAAGCCCGACACGGTCGACAAGCTCTGCTACCCACTCGACACCGCAGGCGAGGTGAGCTGCTGCCAAGGCAACAAGGTGGTGATCAACGTCGAGCGCTGGAAGCACGCGGTCGAGCACTGGACCGGCTCGCTTGAGACCTACCGCCAGATGGTGGTCAACCACGAATGGGGCCACCGGATCGGCAAGCCGCACCGCTGGTGCCAGAAGGCCGGCGAGCAGGCCGCCGTGATGCAGCAGCAGACCTACTCGCTGCAGGGCTGCCGGGAGAACAGCTGGCCCCTGGACTACGAGCTGTAGACGCGAGACGGCTCGCCGTCCGGGCGGGCCGTCGCGTCGGGTGTATCACCCCCTCTCTACTTGACCAGGTGCTCCGCGTCCTCCACGCTGATCGAGATGCCGATCGGGCGCGGCGGGCCGTAGCCGGGGCCGTTGGGGGCGCCGCGGGAGACGCGGGAGTAGTTGACGTGGGCCTTGATGCCCGACTCGGTGAGCCGCGCGGCCGCCGCCTTGTACCGCTGCTCTTGGCTCTCGCGCCGGGCCCGCTCGGCGGTCCGCTGCTCCGCCTCCGCCACCACCGACTCGGGCTCCATGACCAGGTGCGGCGCGACAATCTCGGTCGCTGGAGCGCCCTCGAACCTGACCCCGATCCCGTCCTTGACGATGTGGCCGCGGAAGTCCCACCGCTCGCCGCTGTTCACGCGCCGCTCCTGCTTGACGGAGACGGCGTGCCCGTGCCTGCCGCTCACGTCGTTCCTGTACCTGATCACCGTGACGGCGAGCGGGTCACCCTTCTCGATAGCGGCCCTCATGTCCTTGACCTTCATGCGCTTCATCTTGCTTCCTCCTTGTGTTGCGTTTGGTTGGGTTAGCTCTGCGCCCAGCTGGCGAACTGCTCGACGCCGCGCTGGACCTCGTCCACGTAGCGGGCCGCGGGCATGAGCGTTGACTCGTTCGCGTACTCCGGGAACGCCGCGCGGAACTGCTCGTACTGCCGCTTCGCGTCAGTCGCCTGCTTCCGCATCCGCTTGAGGTGTAGATCAACGGCGCGCTGCTGTGCTGGTGTTCTCATCTTTGCTTCCTCCTGGGGGTTCGCTGAACTGGTATGACAACCTTATCACACTCCCGGGGAGATTGCCACCCGACTGAAAGGACCCGATGACCCTCACCGACCAGATCCAGCGCGAGCGCAAGACCATCCAGGGGTACGAGCACGCGATCAAGGAGGCGCGCGAGAAGCTCTGGGAGGCCAACTTCGTTCGCCGCAACGACGAGCGGAGGAGGGGCGAGTCCGACGAGCACTGGCGCAAGCGGCGCAAGCGCAACCGCGAGGCCTACGAGAACCGCGACGAGGCGGTCGAGCACCTGGTCAGGAAGCTCAAGGCCCACGAGCGCATGATCGACAAGCTCAAGGACCTGAAGGAGGAGGTCAAGGAGGAGCACCGCGAGGACGGCAAGTTCGACAGGGGCTCCACCTCGATCGTGGTCTTCGACGGTAAGAGCTGCGTCGAGGACCTCGCCTACTGGCTCAACCTGATCCGGGGCCAGGGCAGGTGGAGCGGCTACCTGGTGAGCGGGTACCGGACCCCCGCCTACTCGACCCAGCTCTGCTACGGGATCTGCGGCCACCCGACCTGCCCGGGCCTCTGCGCCGGGGCCACGTCGAACCACGCCAAGCTGAGCTACCCCGGACCCGCCGGCGACGTGACCGACTTCATCCGCTGCGAGAACGCGCTGATCGACGTCGGCTCGGGGTACAGGAACTACCTCCCCCGGGACCTTGTTCACATGTCGAAGTCGGGGTACTGAGATGCATCCGACCGAGCGAGCCCAGTTCGCCAACAAGCTGATCGTCGTCGAGCGCGACAGGTTCAAGCTGACGCTGTACCGTCGCAAGCCCGACCTGGTCGAGGCCGAGGTGGCGCTGCGCTACCAGGTGGCGATCGGGACCCGCTTCCACCGGACGCCGAAGATGATGTCGATCGTCGACACCAAGGACGCGAGCCCGTCCTGGACCATGCCGAACTCCGACTGGGTCCGCGACGCCGGGCTGGTCCCGGGGACGGTCCTCGACGACGACGATCCGAACAACCCGATCAAGGCCCGCTGGATCGGGATCAGCAACCCCGGCAACGGGATCGGCATCCACGGCACCGCCGACGACGAGTCGATCGGCAAGAAGGCCTCCCACGGCTGCATCCGGATGCACGTCTGGGATGTCGAGGAGCTGTTCAGCGCCGTCCCGCTGGGGACCCTCGTGTACATCGACTAGAGGAGGACCCACATGTCCGCGTTCAACCCGTTCAACTACTCGCTGGAGGAGGTGCAGAAGGCGGTCGTCCAGCTGATCACGTTCCTGGTGCTGCTGGCGACCTTCTTCATCGTCTTCGACCCGGCGCTCGGCCCGGCGCTGATCGCCGTCGCCGTGGCGGTGTTCGGCGTGATCACCGTGTTCGCCAGCCCCAACGTCAGCGAGTCCGACGCGACCAAGGCCGTCCAGTCCCTGGCCGCCTCGGTGATCGGCGTCGTTGGCCTGTTCGGGACCGTGCCCACCTCGACCGGTGAGAAGATCGCCTCACTGATCGCGCTCGCGATCCCGCCGATCCTGGTGTTCGTCCGCGCCAACCGGACGCCGGTGACGGCGCCGCCCGCGCCGCCGGTCGAGGAGCACCCGCCGCCGACCACGTTCTCGAGGCGGTAGCGCCGCCGTGGCCCCGTCGTTCATCCTGCCCCCGGGGCCGTACGTGTTCCGCGCCCTCCGTCTGCGCCCACCGCAGATGGAGGGCTGGGACGTGTACGCCCTCCAGACGGCGCTCAACGCGACCGGCGCCGACGTCTCCCCCGACGGGGTGTTCGGGGTCGGGACCGACCGGGCAGTGATCTCGCTCCAGACCGAGCGCGGGCTCGAGGTCGACGGGGTGGCCGGGACGGCGACCCAGGCCAAGCTGGCGTCGATCCTGTGCCGCCGGGCGAACAGGCGGCTGTCGCTGCCCGGCGGGATCCCGTACGGCCACGCCGAGCACGAGTCCTCGCTCTGGCTCGGCAACCACACCGCCCCCTACCGCAACGGCAGCCGCGACTGCGGGGTGGTCCAGCGCAACACCTGGTACCACCCGATCGACGGCGCCTTCGACGCGCCCCTCTCAATCGACTACCTGGCCTCGTACATCGCCGACCACCACTCCAAGTACGCGGCCCTGGGGGTCGCCGACAGGCGGGCCTGGGAGCTGGCCTGCGGGAGCTGGAACCGCCCCGCCTGGACCGACACCCTGGCGTCGGGCGGGACCCTGCCCCAGGCTGACCGGACCTGGATCGAGTCCTACATCGACGAGGTGACCGCGTACGTGGACTGGTCGAGCCTCTAGTAGCCTGGCCCCCCGTTGGGGCCCGGACCCGGACCACCGCCTCCCGGCCCCCTCGTCTCAGGGGGGTCGGGGGGCATTTTTCGTTGGAGAGTCCACGCGCGTGGACCGGATGTGATAAGGTTGTTCTCAGGCTGATCATCCAGCCATACCCGAACCCCCAAGAGGAGGAAGATGAGTGGATCGAAGGAGAGCACCAGGCGGTACCTTCCCTGGCCCATGGACTTCCGGCTGCTGGAGTTGCTGCCGGAGGTCGGGCTGATCGGGGGAGTCCACTGGAGGGGGCGGCGCGTCCGCGACCTCCGCGACGAGCTCAACCAGATCGAGGGCATTGACCTGTCCTCGGGCAACGTGCAGGCCAGGCTGCAGGCCATGAGGGGTGCCGGGTTCGTCCGGGACTTCGCGACCAGCGGCCACGGCAAGCTCTGGGCCAAGACCCCAGAGGGCGTCGAGCACTACGAGAGCAACAACATCGAACAGGAGGAAGCAGATGAGTCCCACTGACGTGGCAACGAAGGGGATCGACCTGAACGGTCTCGGCAGCGCCGAGGTGATCCCGATCGGGTCGATCCAGGTCGACGAGGAGTACCAGCGCGAGCTGCGCCACGACCTCGTCAACAAGATCGGCTCGGAGTACGACATCGTCAAGGCCGGGCCGATCTTGGTCAACGAGCGCGACCCGGAGAACAACCAGGGCGACGGGCTCTGGGCGGTCGACGGGCAGCACCGGATGGCCGGGGCGCTCCAGGCGGGCGAGACGGAGATATTCGCCCACGTGGTCCACGGCCTGACCCGGGCCGAGGAGGCGGAGCTGCGGCTGGCCCGCAACGACCGGCGCTCGGACAACACGTTCGAGAAGTTCCGGGCCCGGCTGGTCATGGGCGACGAGAAGGCGCACGCCATCGTGGAGTGCGTCCGCCAGCAGGGCGCGAAGCTCAACCTGGCCGTCAGCCCGACCCACGGGATCAACGCCCTGGTCGCGGCGGAGACCCTGTACGACGCGGGCGACGGCGCCGGCGTGTGGCTGGGTCGGGTCCTGCGGTTCCTCCGCGAGACGTTCGGGGAGGAGCACCTGGGCGGCAAGGTGGTCGGCGCCAACATGATGAAGGCGGTGGCCTGGTTCATCGACCGCCACCCGCACGTCCGCCAGAGCGAGCTCAGCACCCGGGTCAGCAACGCCGGGATGGAGGAGATCGACCGCCAGGCCCGCAACCACCAGGCGATCAACGGCGGCGCCCTGTGGGTGAACCACTACCGGGCGCTGGTCGCGATCTGGAACCACGGGCGGATGGAGCAGAACAAGATCGAGGCCAAGACGATCGGGTCCCTGGCCCAGCTCGGGCGCCAGGGCGTCCCGGCGCCGCGGCGTCAAGCGACGAGCAACGGATGAGGCCGGTCGGGGAGAACGGGACGGGCGGCGGCGAGAGCCGCCCGTCCCCCGACGCGGCGGAGGAGCTGGAGGCCTCGATGGACTTCGAGGACCTGGGCAAGACCGACTGCCCCGAGGGCTGCACCGTGGAGCCCGACGGGACGTGCCCGCACGGGTACCTGTCCGCCGGGCTGACGGGCGGGTGGGTCTGAGATGGACGACAACGAAGGAGGTGGTCTGATGCCCTCGGCGGAGGTGGTCAAGATCCTGAACGCGCAGGTGCCCAAGCTGATGGGCAACAAGGCGGTCGCCAAGGCGATCGGCGTCAAGCCCAGCAACCTGGGCCGGGTGGCGAGGCTGCCAGCCCACGCCCAGACGCTGGACAGCGGCCGGGTCTGGAGGGCGGACGTGATCAAGATGTTCGTCCGCGAGCGGGCCAGGGAGGTGAAGCGGAGCTAGAGGTCCCGGCCGACAGCCGGTCCAAACATCGCCCAGTTTGCGGGGTCCCCTTCGGGGGCCCCGTTTTGCTATCCGACGCCGCTGGTAAGTTGGCGGACGATGCGAGGGACCAGGAGGAAGCAGCCGTGACCCGACTACTGTCCCAGTCGGAGGTCGGCCAGGCACTTGACTGCTTCGCCCGCTGGGACTTCGCCTACGGGGGCAGGCTGGCGGGGTCGGCGCTGAAGGCGAAGCGGGTCGCCCCGATCCTCTCCGAGGGGCGAGCCTGGGGCGCGGCGGCCGCGGCCTGGCACACCGGCACCGCCAACGACGCTCTGCGGGCGCTGGCCGAGAGCCTCGAGCGGGACGCCAAGCGCCAGCGCGAGCACGGGGTCCACGTCCAGTCGGAGCACGACGAGATCAGGGAGCGGCTGACCAGGATGCTGCTCCACTACGCCTCCATCGCCGAGCCGGTCCGGATGGACGCGGTCGTCGAGCGGGAGCTCAACGTGCCCATCCCCTCCCGGACGGGCGTTCGGCCCTCGTCGCGCTACAGGCTGCTCTGCTACGTGGACGCCACGCGCCGGGAGTCCGGGCGCACGTGGCTGGTCGAGTTCAAGCTGCGGGGCCAGCTCAGCACGGTGCAGCAGATCCAGCTCGAACGCCAGATCAGGTGGTACGCGTGGGCATACTGGAGGACCACCGGCGACCGCCCGGCGGGGGTGGAGACCGTCGAGCGCTGGAACGAGGTCCCGAAGCCGCCCCGCCTGGTCAAGACGGGCCGCAGGGACGGCTCCCTCCGACCGTCCCACGCGGTGGACCAGCTCACCACGGCGGAGTCCTACCGGTCGGTGTGCACCGAGTACGGGGTCGCTCCCGAGCCCGACACCGTGGCCGCCCTGGAGCAGCGCCGCTGGCAGCAGCGGGTCCCGATCATCCTCCGCGACGGCGAGCTGGAGGAGGTGGGTCGGGAGCTGGTCTCGGCCGCGCGCCTCATCGGCCAGCTGGACAGCGGGGCCCTGTGGCCGGTGCGCAACGCCAAGCCCCGGAACTGCAACGGGTGCGGGTTCCGCGACATCTGCGCCGCCCCCGACCCCGACCTTGTCGACGCACTCTACGAGCGAACCCTCCCCAAGCGGGAGCGAAAGGATGACAATGGCAACAGCCACCGCTGAGAAGAGGGGGCCGCGGCTCGACTTCGTGGTCCCCCACGAGGACCCCCACATGAACGTTCTCCTGTACGGGCCGCCCGGCTCGGGCAAGACGGTCGGGGCCGCCTCGGCCCCCGGGCCGATCCTGTACCTGAACGGCGACCGGCCCAACGCCACGCGCTTCGCCCACCGGCTCCACCCCGACAGCATCCGGGAGGTGCGGGTGACCGGGCTGCAGACCCTCATCGACGCCATCCAGGAGCTGGACTCGGGCGACTACGTCACGGTGGTCGTCGACCCGATCGCCGACGTGTACCGCGTCGTGCTCGAGGACCTGAGCGAGCGGGCGCTGAGCCCCAAGATCAACGACTACGGGGACACCGGCACCCACCTGGAGCGGTTCTCTCGCGCGATCTGCGAGGCGAGCGTGAACTCGGTGATCGTCGCCCACGAGACCTCGCTCAAGGATGAGGAGACGGGCGGGTTCGAGCGGCTGCCCTACACGGGGACGAACAACCCCGCACTCGGGGCCAAGCTGATGGCGATGGTGGACGTGGTGGGGTACTGCGGCGTCGTGCCCGGCGAGGGCGAGGCCCCGCCGAGGTACATGGCCACCCTGGTCAGCGCTGCCGGGCGGCGCGGCAAGGACCGCTTCGGCGTCCTCGGGCGCGCGGCCGAACTTGACGTGGGCGAGTGGGTCAAGCTCGCCAAGACCGACGCGCCGGTGACGGCGCAGAAGGAGGGAGCATGAGCATGAGGCCGACCATCCCCAAGTGGATGGAGGACGTGATCAACGCCCGAGCCGCCGAGGCCGGGCAGGACCCCAGGGACTTCGTACTGGCGGCGCTGGCCCACCAGCTGACCGCGAACGGGGACGACCCTGAGCCCGAGCCCGAGCCCGAGCCGGAGGAGACCCTCGACACGGGGCCGCGCGACTGGTCCCTGGTCGGGCTGTTCTCCGGGG